AGGAGACGAAGGCGAAGGTGACGCTGGTATTGGCACAGACGGAACTGGCGAAGGCACTGGTGGCGACGGAACTGGTGACGGAACAGGTGGTGTAGCACCAGTTAGCGCAGGCGGCATGTTTTCACCTAAGCCATTCCAAGGCTACATGGGTGGCTTAAGTTATCAACTACCGGAGTTCAGGGGTGTCTACTATCAGCCCAGAGATTATGATGTTGAACTTAATCGCATTATTCAACAAAGCTTGTTTCAAGGAATGTACTAATGACTTATCTAGAATTGGTCAACAATGTCTTAAGAAGACTTCGTGAAACTGAAGTAACTACTGTACAGTCTACTTCTTACAGTAAGCTCATTGGGGACATTGTTAATGACGCTAAGAAACTTGTAGAAGACGCTTGGGACTGGTCAATGGAACGAATAACAATTACTACTACTTTGACTTCAAATAGCCCCAGTAATGGTAATAATGTTACATTAGTAGGATCAGGAGAGTCCCCTAAAATTGAAAGTATGGTTATAGGTTGGGACGGTGCAGACATTGGTGGAACCGGAAAAGAGTTTTTAACTTATATAGACCAGAACACGATGGAAGAAAAAATACGCATGGAGCAGCCTTTGCTAGGAACAGTTGTTCCTAATGGAAGACCCGTGTACTACAGTTTTTATGGCATTGACGCTAATCGGGACTCCATAATTCGTATATACCCTAGTCCAGAACAAAGCTACTTTCTTGTAACAAACTTGTTCAAGGGACAGACAGATTTATCGGCAGACGACGACACTCTAAACGTCCCTTCAATGCCTGTGATTCACTTAGCTGTAGCGCTGGCTGCACGAGAACGTGGTGAGACTGGAGGTACTTCGACACAAGAGTACTTCTCTATTGCTAACAAGTACTTGTCTGATGCTGTTGCAATGGACGCAAGTAAACACCCAGAGCAAACTATCTTCTATACACCTTAAGGCATTTACATGGCTCAAGAACTGAAAAGTATTAATCTTGTAGCTCCGGCGTTCAAAGGTATTAATACTGAAGACTCGCCTTTAGCTCAAGACCCATCTTTTGCTGAAACAGCCGACAATGCTGTGATTGACAAACGTGGTCGTATTGCTGCACGGAAAGGCATCACTGTTCTAACTACGGACAAAACTGAGTTAGGTACGGCAACTATTGTTGCAATGAAAGAGTTTAGAGACGACTTAGGCAACACTAAAGTTTTCTCAGTAGGTAACAATAAGATACTCAGCGGTACTACTACTCTTGTTGACGAAACTCCGGGCAGCTACACGATTACTGCTGACCAGTGGAAGATGGTCAACTTTAATGACAAAGTGTACTTTTTTCAGCGAGGATACGAACCTTTAGTTTATGACAACGCTGGTGGCGCAGTAATCAAACTAAGTACTGTCGCTGGTGCAGCTGGTGTTACTTCTGCTATGTATGGCAACGAAGTGTTAGCTGCTTATGGGCGTCTGTGGACTGCTGATTTTTCTACTGACAAGTCCAAAGTCTACTGGTCTGATCTTCTGATAGGCCATGACTGGACAGGCGGTACTTCGGGTTCTATTGACATTTCTAAAGTTTGGCCTGATGGACATGACGAGATTGTAGCGCTAGCTGCTCACAATAATCTTTTGATTATCTTCGGCAAGCACAGTATCGTTGTGTATTCCGGTGCTGACGCTCCGGCTACTATGACGCTGTCTGACACTGTGTCCGGTGTAGGCTGTGTCGGTAGGGACACTGTGCAGTACACAGGTACGGACGTTTTGTTTTTGTCTCAGTCGGGTTTGAGAAGCTTTGGCAGAACACTACAAGAAAAAACAATGCCAATTACGAGCCTGTCAGGGACAATAACAAAGGATATTATCAGTCTGCTTAGTAAGTCTGGAGAAACCTTTTCTTCCGTATATCATCCTGAAGAAAATTTCTACCTACTTACTTTTGTTAGTCAGGACATTACTTTTTGTTTTGACGTTAGGGGGACTTTAGAAAACGGGTCCTATAGAGCAACACGCTGGCCGGGTACTGGGTTTAATTGTTTTGAACGTAAAGATGACGGTACATTACTTATAGGGACTTCTGACGGAATAGGGAGCTACTCTGGTTATCAGGACAACGGCACTGCCTACAGATTTAGATACCTCAGCCCTGAATTAACTTTTGGAGACACTTCTAAACTTAAGTTCATAAAGAAAATTAGACCGACTGTTGTAGGCGGTAGTGAAACAACAATTTACTTAAACTGGGCTTATGATTTTGGGTCATTAACTTCAGTTTCTTTGACTTTATCCAGTCAGTCAACTTCAGAGTTCAATGTTGACGAATTTAACATCGGTCAGTTTTCTTCTGGGCAACTAATTTTTAGAACTGGTATTAATGCTAATGGCAGTGGATCAACTTTGGTTATTGGCATGGAAGCTGACATTAATGGACAAGAGTTGTCTTTACAAGAAATCAATGTACTTGCACTTTTAGGTAGAACGTTATGATTAATTATGTTATGTGTTTATTGTTAGTTAGTGGAGGAACCTGCTAATGCCAGATTGGTTAAAAGAAATACTTGAGGGTATTGGAGGAAAAGACAACGCTGTTAAAACTGCAGCTGCTTTAGGTTTAGGCACAGCTGGTCTTGCTTTAGCTGAAAAAGGCTATAGCGACATTGGTGATATAGGTCAGCAAGCTTACGGTGAGTTTACCGGAGAAGGCGGTCTTGCAGAGCAACTGTCAGGGATGCTTGAGTTTCAGCCATACACTGTAACTTCAGCTACTGGCAGTCAGTTCGGCATGACACAAGACCCAACTACGGGTGAAATGCAGTATCAACTGCAGTTGTCTCCTGAAGAACAGGCGTTGTATGAGCAGCAGCTAGGTAGGGCTGGAATGTTCTTTGGACAAGCGGCAATGCCTGTAGCTGATCGTGAACAAGAAGTCTATGAACGTATGCGAGCAGTAATGTCTCCTGAAGAGGAGCGTCAGAGGCTTGCTCTGGAGCAGCGTTTGGCTGCACAGGGACGCTTGGGTGTTACTACGGGCATGTTTGGTGGGACACCAGAAGCACTTACGCTGGCTAAAGCACAGGAAGAAGCTAGAAATCAAGCGATGCTCAATGCAATGCAGTTTGCAGGACAAGAGCAGCAACGCTTGGCTGGCTTAGGTACGGGTATGTTGGCTGCTGGTTATATGCCACAGGCACAGGTGTTAGCTGGTATTCAACCCGGAATGACCGCTGCTGAACAACGTAGGCAAGCGCTTTCTGAGCAGGCTGGAACATACGGGCAGACCTATGCTGCTGGTTTGGAAGCACTGTTGCAGTCAGGATTAGGACAAGCTAACCTAGCTGGCGGCTTTGGTGCTGACATTGCAAAAACAGCACTTGGCGGCTTGTTCGGATAAAAGGAGAATACAATGGCTACATTTTCACAAGGGTTCCTAGCAAACTTAGGTCGCCCACAAATGGCCGAGAGTTTGTTTGGCTTGGGTCGCGCCATTGGTGGACTTCCCGGCCAAGCACAAGATCGCAGAAAGCGAGAGCAGTTTAACCAGCTGATGCAACAAGGGCAGGCTGCTATGGCTTCTGGTGATGCTGCTCAGTTGGCTCAGATTGGACAACAACTTGCTGCTGCTGGTTATCAGAAAGAGGCACAGCAGTTTTCTACGGCTTCTAGAGAAGCAAAACTTAGGCAGGACAGGATTGCAGCTGCTTCTGGGTTGTTAGGCACTGATCCCGCACAAGCTCAAAAGTCTGCTGAAGCTTTTTTAGGCATGGGTGACATAGACACCGCTATAAAAGCAATGGACAGAGCATCTGAGTTGCAAAATAGACAAGCTAGGAACAGGTACGCAACAACTTTAGCTGGTAGAGCAAGAGCAGTTGGAATTGACCTAACTCCAAACGACGTACTAGGTTCTGACGACATTGGGCAGCTTGCTAAAGATGTTCGAGAAGCAGAGCTTAAGAAAATAGAAAAGACTGCACCAAAAGCGTACCGTATGGTTCGTTTGCAAGAAGCGGGTTTTGATCGTAACAACCTTCCGTTTTCTGTGGCAGAAATTAACGCCATGCCTAGAGAAGAATTTGATAGTTTTATTAATTCTCAAAAAGCAGAGCTTCAGTTTTTTGAAGATCAGCAAGGAAACACAATAACCGCAAGAGTTAATAAAAGTTCTGGTCTTATTGAAAACCCTAATTATGGCAGAGTTCCGTCGAGAAACGCTAATGTTCGCTGGCTGAAACCAGAAAGCATGGGTCTTTTGCCTAAAGAACCTGTTACTACTTCTAAAGTTTTTAACATGAATAACGAAGTAAACGAAAGATTGGTTGATTTAGGTCTTAGTAGTTTTGAAGAGTTAAAACAAGCAGCTACAGGTGCTGCCGACACAATCAAAAGAACCCAACAAGCGTTGCCTTTAATAGATGAAATGTACACTGGGTTAGGCGCTGGCGCTAAGTTAAACATAGATAGAATGGGCGAGCTTTTAGCCACATCGTTAGGCATGCCTTATGATTCTAGTAAAATAGAAAATACTCAAGCATACACAATCAACCGTTTAGAAGAAATGGGCAATTTTATTCAAAAACTGGGTTCAGGAACAGGTTTGTCTGATAAAGATGCTCAGATTGCTATTCAAGCAGTAGCTGGTGATACTTCGCTTGATCCTGAAGTGTTAAGAAGGGTTTTGAATGATTTTATCACTACGGCTCGTTTTGCTCAAGATCAGTTTCAAAAAGCTACGGGTATTTTAACAAGAGATAAAAGCCTTACTCAGGAAGGAATGTTAGAGTTGATTAGGCTAACTACCGAAGTTCAGGGAACTAGTCTAACACCAGAACAAAGAGCAGACGCTTATTTATCTCAGTGAGGATTCGATGGCTACTAAAGAAGAATTAAGGCAAGCTGTTGCTAGAGCATTAGAAGCAAACGACTATGAAGCTGCTGACGTTTTAAAACAACGATACAAAGCACTAGAGGCTAGTGAAAGAAGTTCCTACAAAGCTAAAACATTACCAGAAATTTTAGAGGAACTGAGAGCACAAGGGCCTGAAATAAGAGGCACTTTTGAAAATATTTTTAATATAGGAGAGCAGCTTACGTCTGGTCAATTAGCCAGTAGAGCAAGAGGTCCATTAGGTCAAGCAGCTTTAGCAGGTCAGTTGGCGCTTACAGAAAGCATTTTACCAACGGCTGGTAAAGCTATTGGTGCAGTTGGATCTGCTGCTATACAGGCAGTGACGCCAGAACCAGTTGAGCGTTTTGCCGTAGAAACTACTCAAGATATGTTGTCTTCCGTTGAAAACTTCTTTTCGGAAAACCAGTGGGCTAATAAAGCTATGGATCTGGCCAAAGACAAGTACGAAGACTATCTTGCTTGGAGAAACTCTTCAGAAGAAAACACACTGAAAGCAAGAGAGCTTGAAAGCATAGTAGATCTTGGTATTCTTGCTTTGCCTGCTTCTAAAGTACCTCCCATAACACACAAAAGTTTGTCAGAAATCTCTGGTACTCTTATTGCTGAAGGTAAAAAAGGACAAGCGCTTCAGAAAAGACCTGCTGTGCAAGAACTACTAGAGCCTATAAAGATAGAAAAAGCGCCCGGAGATGTGGTTGCTGTAGGTCGTTTTGACAGAAAAACATACATCCCGTCTCCGAACGAAGAAGAAGCTATTCGGATTGTATCGGCCATACCGGACATTAACCCTAAAAGATCAGAAGGGTACAATTTGCCTATTGTTGAAAGGGAGATTTCTAGGGTTGGTAATATGCTTCAGTTGAAGATAAACAAAAGTAAAAACCCTTCTTACGACAGGGATCTTCTTGTTGCTGAATTACAGAAAGACTTGGCTGACTTAGTAGGTACAGATGACTTTGCTCTTCGAGGAGGTAACAAAAGATTTGCTTCTGCTTTTCTCAGAGAAGCTATTAAAATTTTAAACAAACAACCAGACACAGCACTAGGAATCTTAGAGGCTCGTAAGCAGATAGATAGGTATGCAGATGAGATCAGGCCAAATATCAACGACGTTAC